TATGTTGTCAACAAGACAACACATACCTTTCAAGTCTCCTTAACTTCTGGTGGAGCTGCAGTGACTTTCACTACAAATGGGACAGGAGTTTATTTCTCTAAAGGGTTAACTGGATCAGCTGGAATCTTTGGCCTTGGATACTATGCTGCAACCTCTGCCATCGATCTCGTCCTGGCTGTCTCAAATGGCAAGCTCTACTCTGGAAATGCTGGAACCTTCACCGAGAGGTATGATGGTCTTTCCACAACCACCCTCTGCTCAATCGTCCAGTTTGATGATAAAGCATTGATCGTGGATCAGGTTAACAAGATGAGGGTGTATAAGTATGGAGAGACAACCTACACAGCTGGAATCGACTCCCCGAAAGAATTTAGGTTGATTGAAGATTTTGAAGCCGCAACAGATTGGTCTACTGGGAATGGTGGGACAGCTAATAATACAGTGAATTTCATTTATGGAACCCAATGTATCACCTTTCTAACAACTGCTGGCTTGGTGATGACAGCTTCAAAGACCATCTCTGCAAAGAACCTCACCACCTTTCCAGATGGTTCGACGTCTGCAACAAACGATTATATCTCGCTCTTCCTCATCAGAGGAGTCTACGCAAACTTTGACTCGCTTGTCTTAGACCTTGGTGATGCAAACTTTGCAAACTATTATACGATCACGATTTCCAACCTCGCTGAATGGTTAGCCACCTCTGCTCCTGATGTCGGTTTTGAGCTTAAGATGAGAAAGAGTCTCTTCACAACTGGTGCAGGGGCACCAAACTGGAATAGCATTACAGCGGTTAGATTTACGATTGATGCTGCTGCAGGGTTGCAAGCTCAGATTATTGTTGACTATCTCAGGCTTGAAAAAGCTGGTCCAACCACAACGGTTCCTTGTACAGCAGCTAATGCAACTAACACCTTCACCTCTACAGCACATGGGTTGATTGATACTGACAGAATATCTTTCAATGCTGTAACAATGCCAACAGGGTTAGTGGCGCAAACCATCTACTTTATTGTGACTGCAGCAGCCAACACCTTTCAAGTTTCTGCAACCTCAGGTGGGGCAGCAATTACTTTCACCACAGATGGGAGTGGAATTGTATGGATAAAAGGTGCCCCAGGTGTCCCAGATAATCCCTGTACTGCAGATGCAGCAACTGATATCTTTACTGCAGCCACACATGGGTTAGTTAATGGTAATGAGATATCTTTCGCCGCCAGTACAATGCCGACGGGGTTGGCTGTCAGTACTACCTATTATGTTATTACTGCAACAACAAACACCTTCCAAGTCTCTGCAACATTAAATGGAACAGCAGTTAATTTTACTACAAATGGTGCTGGTGTTAAATGGATGAAAGGTGTTACAGGCTCTCCTTGTGGTACCTATCATTACCGTGTAACATTTGTAACTCAAGATGGGTGGGAGAGTGATCCATCTGTTGCTTCAGATCCTGTATCAGTAACCGATCAGCAAATCACACTAACCAACATCCCAGTCCCAGGTTCCTCAAGAATTGCAAGTAAGAAAATCTACAGGATTGGTGGGATGTCAGCTGAGTGGAGATTGCTTACCATCCTCTACGACCGAACAACCACCACCTGGATCGATACCATTGCAGATGAAAACCTTGGTGACTTTCAAGAAATTGTTGAAGGGCAACCATACATCCCAAAATGCATCACCGTACATAGTCGAAGTGTAGTGATTGCAAATCTTACCTCCACTGATGGAACCACCTATCCCTGTGGAGTGATGGTGTCGAATGAGGATAGTGTTGATATCTTCGATCATGATTACTTCTTTGAGATCGAGCCCAGTATTGGTGGGAAGATCAATTGGATCATGTCAGCGATGGATTTTGTTTATGTTGGAAAGTCCAATGGGATTTGGAAGTTTGATCCAGAAGACCTTTCCATCCCTCCACGCAACCTCAGTCGAATCTTTGGAGGGGTTGGCCCACTCGCGGTGGCAGCAGGAGATAATGAGTTTTACTTTTTAGATCTTTCTGGTGTGGTCAGCTTTAATGGATCATTCTTTGATGTGATTAGTGATCCCTCTCCAACAAGAGTCTCCTCGGTGCAGAATTATATCAAGCTAATCCCATCTGCCTACACCCACACTTGTTGGATGAAATATTATGATAAGACTCTCTTTGTTGGGATTCCACAGACAGGAGATACCTCTCCATCTCTAATCCTTGCCTTCTACATCCCAAAGCAAATCTGGTATGTCATCTCGGGGTGGGCAGTTCGGTGTGCTCTCTCAGAGAAGATTGCTGGTATTGATCAATTCTATCTTGGTCACGTAACAATCGGGTATGTGTATAAGGGATTTTCTGGGGATACAGATGGTGGGAGTGATATCACCTCAATTATTCAAACCTCTGATTGGGATTTTGGGGCACCTGAGGTTCGAAAGGATTACGCAAAATGTTTCCTGTTTGGGAAGAAGTTAACCTCAACAAGTGCTACCCTGACAGTTGAACCTTACATTGATGTTGCGGATTCGGCGTTGGATATTAGCTTGTCAGTTGATTCAACCACCTATAAGAAGTTTGAAATCCCCATGCCTGCACTTGGAGGGCAAGGGATCTTTCTTGGGTTGAAGATTACAGCAACGGAGAGGTGGAGTTTCCAAGCCTTAATTGAAAGAGCAAGGTTGTGGGGGCCAACCATATGAAACAGATTCTTAAACTCGTAATGCAAGACAAACAAGCAGAAGCAACTGCAAATGCTCTGTTTGAGGATCTCTACAATAGGGTGGTTCCAGGCGACCTTCTAAATCAGGTTCTTCGGACTGGGGATTTGGCTCGCCCACACATCGATCATTCCTCAACTGGAACAGAGTTCAACTATGCTTATGTCTATCTACACTGTCTGCCGGTTCCAGAAGCCCTCATCTATGCCTGGGGGTTCCGAAAGAGAGGAACAACAAGGTGGTCGATTTGGTTTAGTGTCGAGAATGAGAGTAAGATTGTTAATCTAATGTTCACTGCAGATTATGAATTTCGTGTTCTTGCGATTGGTCCATTGTTGATTAAGTCACCTTGGTCTTACATAATTTTGGTTCACACTGCAGATGCTCCAAAACCGACAAAGGTGGCAAATGTTGTGGTTACAGATGAATCTCTCTATATTGATCCAACGACAGGAATAACTTTGGCAAGTGTTAAGGTTGAATGGGATAATAACCCAACTGATGAATATGTTGATACTTATGAGGTGCTTTGGGAATAATGGCATTTAGATCAAAATCACATTCTCCTTATTCGACGACTCTTCGTTCAGGTAATGTGTCACCTTTGGAGGCTGATTCAATCAAGTATAGATCGAGGATGCACTCTCCTTATGAAGTTGGTTGGACTCCATTCCTCCCTTATTTGATTGGCTGGTATAAATTTAATGAGGGAGCAGGATTGGTTGCAGCGAACTCTGCAACAGATGGAAGTGGAGGGGGAGGGTTGCTTCCGGATCTCACCGTCTTTAACTCCTATGCTGGGTCATTCTGGACTTTTGATGCTGGTTTTGGCTCTACTTCTCAGTTATATTTTGGTGCAGGTACGGGGGCAGACTTTGCCTGGTCAAACCCGAATAGAACAATTGGTGGAGCTTCTAAGGCATCGATGGGGATGTTTGTGAAAAGGAAAAATGATGCTGGCAACAAAGGGGGGTATACACTTGCTTCGAGAAGTACAGCAAGTGGAGGAACGGTTGGAACACACCTTTTCACCTGCAATCAAGGTGCAAGTCAGGGTTATATATTTCAATGGAATACAACTCCGACTTTTACTTATGATGTTAGCCTTATCAATGTTTGGTTATTTCATTTTCTGGATAATGATGGTTATTACAGGATTGTCAAGCCTGATGGAACGATTTTGAAATCAGCTGTTGTAGCAAATCTATCCACAATACAGTACACCTATGCTTTTGCAGGCGTGGATTATATGGATGCTGACCCCCCTACTGCTGGTTACTACCCAGGTGGTTCTTCTTATGGGGATTGGATTATTTATAACCAGACGACGTTGACCTTAACTCAATGGGCAAGGTGGTATGATCAACTTAGATCAAGATATGGAATGGCTGCAAGGAGTGGATGGTAATGTCGGTATCTTCAAGAGTCATTGATGGGTTGAAAACTAACACCCTCTACACCTTCTATGTGAGAGCCAAAAACACGATGGGGCAGTGGAGTGACCTCAGTGATGTTGTCTCTCGTACAACTCTTAAAGATACCACAGCACCATCAGTTGTAGCCTCACCAACTCTTGTGGTTGCTCCAGGATTCTTCCTATTTAATTGGACAAAAGGAACGAATATTGATCTTAGAGGGGGAGGGTATAAGATATATGTTTACACAGCAAACACGCCAGCATCTGCTGTATTGATCAAAGAGGTTGGTTACACTTCTGAATGGGCAGTTGTTGGAGTTGGGGATGCCTCAAATGATGCCTCAATCACGATTGCAGCGGGGACAACCTACTATTTCTGGCTCACAGCACTCGATGCAAGTGCAAATGAGAGTGCAAAGGTTGCAACCACTCCAGGGTCGGGAGCAATTGTTGGAACCTACACAGCAACAGCTCATGCAGC